ACTGAAGGTGTACTGCCACATGATTACTAAGTTTGGTACGTGGCTGCAACGGTACAAGCAGGACTTAATTCAGTCGGGCTACTGTGGTCTCATAAAAGCTAAGGAGAAGTACGAGCCTGGGAGGGGTTCGTTCCTTGGCCTAGCTTGGTTACGTATACAGAGTGCTATGCAAAGTGACATAGCTAAGTATGCAAAGTTCGAGACATACACCATGCCCATCGAGGACCTGAAGTTATACGCTAATGCAGCAGACAGTGAACAATTAGACTGGCAAGATTTAATACCCAGCGAGATGGTTGACTATGAAAGTGTGTTGCGTATGATCACAGACCCTGATGATCAGAAGTTGTTGGAAGGTATCATCGAGATGTATCCTTACTGGAAGCTCAGGAAGATACTAGGTGAGACTAAAGAAGAGCACGATGCTAGAGTAGCACGATTGAAAGACGAACTCAGAGAAATTCTGAGGATTTTCCACCCAAGTAACTAGGAGGTTACTATGAAAAGAGATGAAAGATTCAATGAAATGACTACCTTTAAACTCGAAGGCCTCAAGTGTATGTACCCGAGACTGTTCGAGCCTGACACTAAGTTCGAATCTGTATGGAAGGTTGATCTTATCCTTCCCGATGAGCTTGCCCAGAGTATGGCAGCAGTAGGATTCAACGTCCGTCAGAAAGACTACGGTGATGGTGAGGTTAACGTGATCACTGCGAAGCGCAAGACCCATAAGCGCAGTGGTGACCCGATGTACCCACCGAATGTCTATGGACCTGATGCAAAGCGGTGGGCCAAGGAAGATGCTATCGGTAACGGTAGTGTCCTCAACGTACAGGTAGCTGCTATGTACCGCGAGGTTGGTGGTAAGCTTCGTCTGCCTCTGTACCTCAACGCTGTGCAGGTAGTGGAGCATGTACCTTACCACGCTTCTCCGTTTGCAGCAGTAGGTGGTAAGCAGGACGATGATCCCGCTCCGTTCTAAATGTAACTGAGATACATATCTGGGGCATGTCCACTGTAGCTTAGTGTTCATGCCCCGTGAACATTGGAGGAAAATGAACATGAAGATTGACATGTACAAGGTAGCAAGGAAGATGTATGAGCAGTACTGTGTATCATGTAGTCACGTTGCTCATAACGGAGATGACCTTCCCACCTGGGAACAGCTCGACAGTATGAAGAAGTACTACTGGACAGCTTCAGCCAGGGCTGGTATAAGTGAGTTCATGTACCAGATGGAAGGCATCGTTGATATGTCATAGGAGGCAGTATGAATATAGAAATAAAGAAAACAATAGAGATCAACGTTGAATGCGAAGGGTGCGGAGCTGGTCTTGTGGTCTACTGGGATGAGTACTATGAACGTCTGACAGTAGAGATATGCAACTCTTGTATTGAGGACTCTAGAAAGGAGGAGTGGAGAGATGGACACGAACAAGGATACAAAGAAGGAAAACAAGATGGCCTCGACCAGTCTGGACGATGCTCTTGCACAAGATAGTGTCAACCTAGTTGATGCCTTCCACGAGAATGAGCCTGGGCTACCTGTCCTGCTCATAGATTCAGATACGATAGCTTACAGGTGTGCAGCAGTGACCGATGGCAGACAGTACAGCGTTGGTAAGACAGCGTTTAAGTACAAGTCTGACGTTGTTAAGTACTGTGCCAAGGAAGGTATAGATGTATCTGAGATACAGGAAGAGTACTATCCTGAGCCTCTAAAGAATGCCATAAAGATTGTGGGCATATCTATCCACGGTATCATTAACTATGGCAAGGACAAGTTCGACAGGTTCAACATGGAGTTCTTCCACTCTGGACCCAGTGCTGAGGGTTGGAGGATGCAGTTCCTTCCTGAGTACAAAGCAAACCGGAAGGGTAAACGTAGGCCACACCACCTGTCTGCCTGTAAAGCACACATAACCAAGAGGTACCATGAAGTAAATAAGACAGGGATAGAGGCAGATGATTTAATCGGCATTCGTGCGTATGAGCTTCGGAAAGAAGGTACCCCGTACATCATAGTCACCAACGACAAGGACCTTAAGACAATCCCAGGTGTTCATTTCGATTGGACTACCCAGGAAGAGTCTAAGTCTAGTGAGGTTGAGGCTATGAAGTTCTTCTATGCACAGACAATAGCTGGTGATACCACTGATAATATCCCTGGTGTTAAAGGCCTGGGTATTAACAACAAAGGTACAGGTAAAGCGCAGAAGATAATCCAGAAAGCAACCGAAGAGTTCCAAGCAGGACTTGACAGTGACTGGTGTAACTCATTCGATACTGAGGTTGAGTTCGAGTATGCAGTGTGCCAGTTGCTAGAGGAACACCTGTTCAATACAGCTCTTGATTGTTGGCTAGAGGGAGGCCCAGGTAAGAACGGAAGCTATGGATGTGAAGGACTTGAAGAAGTATTGGATAGGTACATCGCATCTGCTAAGTGCCTGTACATTCTACACGAGGAAGGTGTAAACTGGAGTCCACCTTTATGTGACCGGAGGAATTTCTAATGGCATGGAGAAGACACTCCTACCCTAAACGTAGAAAGAAAACGAATGGTGATCCTTACCGTTCAGATTTAGAGAGAAGACTATCTAAGATTCTTAAGTTCTGCCGGTACGAGAAGCGTAAGGTAGAGTACGTGGTGCCGAGTACATATAACCCTGACTTCGACTTCGCTGATAAAGAGTGGCTAGTCATCGAGGCTAAGGGTAGGTTCATTAACGGTACCACCGAGGCTCGTAAGTACGTCAAGGTAGCCGAGCAGCACCGAGAGTTGGAGGTAGTCTTTATACTAGAACGTGCTCTCACCAAGGCATACACTGCAGCTAAGCGTAGGAAGGATGGCTCAGTGCTGACTATGGGTGAGTGGTGCGCTAAGAATAAGTTTCTATTCTTTGAAGAGAAGAAGATTCCCAAGTGGTTTATCGAAGGGAACTTTGATAGGGATAAGATCGAGGAAGAGAAACGAAACCAACGACAGGAGTGGTTAGGAAAATGAGTACTATTAAAAATGTATCTGAGATACTTATTCAGCTCAGACCTAGTGAGATCATGGAGGTTTGTTTTCCCGAGGAAGATACCGAAGAAATAGTATACGCACTCCAAGATCACATTGAGGATAACCTTGAGAACATTGAGAGTGAGCTAGTATTAAACGGACTAATGGAGGAATACGATGAGTAAAATCTTTAACAGTAAGGGAGCAATTAGCGACCCGAAGATAAGCGGTAAGAGGATAGGAGGAACGCTAGAGGAGTGGACAGTAAAGCCACTACTTCTAGGTGCGGGAGACCTTGAGGCTAGAGAGTGCATCATCGGAACTGTATATGACGATGACTTCTGGGATGACGGTATGTTAATAAGGTCTTCCTTGATAGAGAGCATCGATGTTGAGAGAGGTATGGTCGAGACTCGCAACACCATCTATAACCTGGGGGAGAAACTTAATGAAGAGGTATAAGAACAATGCAGTTCTAGTCATGCCTGACTTCCATGCTCCGTACCACCACCCCGATACCATCCCGTTCCTATGTGCAGTACGGGATAAGTACCAGCCTGACCGAGTGTATCAGATAGGTGACTGGACTGATAGCTATGCATTCACTCGGTTCCCTAAGGACCCTGAAGCTGATAGCTATACTACGGAGTACAAGCAAGTCAAGAAGTTCACAAAGATGCTAACCGATGAGTTCCCTAGAGGTACCGCACTCAAGGGTAATCACGATGCACGATTGTGGGAGAGGGCGAAGAATGCAGGGATTCCCAGGGGATTGATCATGCCGTATGAGAAGGTGATCGGTCTCGAGAAAACTGAATGGGATATGAAGTACGAAGCTTCCTTTACGGTTGACGCAACCAGGGAACAGTATTATCTTGTACATGAGAAGGCTGGCACTCCGCTGAACCTAGCCAAAGCACTTAGTTGCTCAGTAGTGTACGGTCATAATCATACCAAGGCCGAGGTAGCCTCCGTTATGTTGCTCGACAAGCGTGTCTATGGGTGCTACACTGGCTGTTTGATAGGTGACAATAGGTATGCCTTCGGTTACAACGGAAGGTCTATCATACGTCCAAACAGAGGCTGTCTGATGATCATCGATGGGGTACCACGACTCATCCCGTTTGATGTAGGACCTAAAGGAAAGTGGAACAGAGTCATACGATAGGAGGAGCTATGAGATTCGTAACGTACAAGGAGTATGCCGAGGAGTTCAATTATCCTGAGATGTTGGATGATGTCTACGACCCTTGCGGAGATTGTTGTCTGGATTTCAATGGAGAAGACTGCAACATGTTCGACTGTGAGGGTGGTCTGTTCGTAAAGGATGCTATATACCTACCAGAGGATGAGGACTACGTAGAGGAACCTCTGGTAGCTGCTATGGAGGAGCCAGCAGATGGGTATCCGTACTGCAAGGATACTTGTGTACCTTATCAACGTAGAGGCCACTGCGGTGGGTGTAACAACTATGAGGGCTATGAACCTGTAGCTCTGAAGCAGCTGAAAGGTGCTTATGGTGAGAATCCATGTAAGGAATTACCTGAAGAATGGGGTATGAGCATGAAGGAAAGACAGGATGCACTGAGTACTCAGGTAGGTGGTAACCACTACAAGGACATGGCAATCCAACCAACTGAGTACTGTCAGAAGAACAAGCTTAACACCTGTGAGTCGAACATCATTAAGTATGCTTCGAGGCACATGAACAAAGGTGGTATAGAGGATGTGAAGAAGATCATCCACTACGCCAGGCTCCTTGCTAAGCTTGACTATGGTGTAGAGCTATGATCAAGGTAGTAGCCCAGACCCTCAGAGACATGGGATGTGAAATACATAACGAGGAAGCAGTCTTTAACATATCCCCTCTGTCTCTGGTAGGTACAATCTACAGGCTACTGTTCTACGTTGGACCTAACAATGACATTCCAAAGTATGTAGCTTACATGGACTGTGAAAACATAGGACCTATCGAGTTAGTAGCTAGGTTCTATACAACAATCAAGAAAGAGGAGGCAAAGTATGTTTCTGGTTAGAGACCGTACTACTAGAGAACTCTACAGTGTTCATCCTGTAGATGAGTATGGCTTCATTAGGGATAGTCTTACTCTCCAAAGGTTCTGCGAAGGTAATGACAAACCTAACCCTAGTGTATACTTAGTGGACCTGAGGGACCGAGTAGTAGAGATGAGTAAGGAAGATGTTAAACTTAACTTTGAGGTATTGTAATGCCGATATATGATCTATTCTGTCCTAACTGTACAGAAGAAGTAGACGATGTGTTCTTCAACATCTCTGAACTGGACAACATGGATTACAACTGTCCCTCCTGTGGTCAGAAGATGAAGCGCAAGTGTGGTAATGCAGGGTTCAAGCTCGAAGGTGGAGGCTGGGCCGAGGATGGTTACTCTGACTACATCGGAGACATCGATGAGTTCAGGCGTAGGCAAGGTAAACCACCGCTGACCTATGAGGACATCCACGGTAAGGTAGAATGAATAAGGAACGATGGGCAATGCTCATGAAGTACCCAGAGTTCTTTGAGGTTACAGACGAGGAACATGATTCTGGGTGGCATTACTGCCCTGAGTTCTCGTACTTACTAGTAGGTCCAGGGATGGACGAGTGGGATATGTGCAGTTGTTTTGAAAAGATAGTGGAGGATGACGATGTTAAAGGAACAGATATGGAAGATACCAGTAAGGGTAAGGCACAAGGAGTGCGCCCCAGAGATGATGACAATAGGTGATGCTTGCTATGACCTTAAGTCAGCTGAGAACTTCTACGTAGAACCAGGGGAGAGTCACATCGTACCCCTTGGTGTAGCATTTAAGATACCTAACCATCTCGTAGGTATTATAACCCACCGATCTTCCCTTGCTTTCAAGAGGGATTGTATCTGTAGCTACGGAGTTATCGACAGTTCATTCGATGACGATGTGTTCGCTAAGATATTTAACCTTGGTGAAGAGACTCAGCACTTCGAGTTCGGAGAGAGGATAGTGCAGATTAAGTTCGAGCACGTTGAGCCTGTCTCGTTGTTTGAATCTGAGTGGATCACCGGAGGTAAGGAAGGATTCGGTAGTTCAGGGAGGATGTAATGGAAGAAAATGTATCTGAGAAACATTCCGAGCGTAAGCTAGTGGACATACCAGTGATGGCACTAGTACATAATAGGCCACCACACAAGAGACCCGAGGCTATGTCTTTCAAGAACTATTGGAAGGCTAGACGTAACGCCAGGCTAGCTCTGAAGAAGAGAGAGCAAGAAGGTATCCATGCTTTCATCGCAGTTGATCCTAAGACTATGGACGTTGTGACTCAAAGAGAGCAGATTCTGAGCGACAAGATGTTTACTAACTCATTGGTGAGCGTCAAACGTGAGAAGAAACCCTGGGTAAAGAAAACACGTAGAGGGCTTAAGCTAGCCCAAGGGAGATAGCATGAGCAAAAATAGAGAGAAACTTGCAAAGGATGAAAGGAAGCTGCACTTAATCCATGCACTGTCAGAACTGCAGCAAGACTTAGCAGCTAGCCTCATGGACCCTGACGATGAAGGAGCACCGTATGTAGCCCGATCAGTAGGGACTGTGCAGTATGTAACCGAGCTGATGATTGCAGCTGGTGACGTTCCACCTGAAGTAATAATACAGGGGATGTATGAAATTGCACAGAGATTCAGTGCGATCACTCAGTACCAACCGATGAGATTACTGAAGGAGATCGAGGGCAGGTTCGAAGTTAACAAGAAAGCTAAAGCGGAGGCACACTGATGGAGATGCTTAAGAGAGGCGAGGTATTTAGAACGTTGGACGAGAACCGGAGAGTGTTTGAAGACCTGAAGGTAGGAACCTACGATAAGTTCTCTGACTACCTAAGGGACAACTTCCATATCTATGAAGCATTCGAGCAGACCTCTGTTGATCTGTGTGCTAATGGTAAGAGGGACAAGTACGGTGCCTTTGCTATTATCAACAAGCTACGTTGGGATTCTCTGTTCCATGAGGTAGGCACAGACTTTAAAATCTCTAACAACTTTGCACCGAGTCTTGCTAGACTTACGATGTTAGTTAACCCTCAACTGGACGGTATGTTCGTAACCAAATCTTCGAGAGGTACCAATGGATAAAGTCGTTGAAGCTATGGGAGATTACATACATCTCTCGAAGTATGCCAAGTGGCTCAACGATGAAGGCCGAAGGGAGCTTAGCTGGGATGAGTCTGTTAACAGGCTTGAGCAGTGGTGGATAGATAAGTTCCCTGACCTTGAAGATGAGATCACCGAGGCATTTGATGGTGTACATGAGAAGGATGTAATGCCCAGCATGAGAACACTGATGACTGCTGGCCCAGCTCTGGACCGAGACAACATGTGTGGGTTCAACTGTGCAGGTATAGCAGTGAATCATCCTACAGTTTTCCCAGAGATATTCCATACGCTTATGAATGGTACTGGGGTAGGGTTCAGTGTTGAGAGGCAATACATTAACAAGCTACCAACACTACCGGAGGAGTTACATGAATCAGATACCGTTATCAAAGTTCGTGACAGTAAGGCGGGATGGGCTAAAGGAGTTAAGGAACTTCTTGCACTCCTGTATGGTGGCGATATTCCTCGCTGGGACCTCTCCTCTGTTCGCCCTGCTGGAGCAAGGCTTAAGACATTCGGTGGTAGAGCTAGTGGACCTGAGCCTCTTGACTCTCTCTTTCATTACACTGTATCGGTGTTCAAAAGAGCTGTCGCGGATGGTAAAGAGAAATTAAACTCACTGGAGTGCCATGACTTGGTATGTAAAATTGCAGATACTGTTATTGTTGGTTCAGTTCGGAGGAGTGCTTGCATTTCTCTTAGCAACCTTACTGATACTCGCATGGCCCACGCAAAGCGAGGAGCTTGGTTCGACACTAACCCCGAAAGAGCACTGAGTAATAACAGTGTAGCATACACAGAGAAGCCCGATCTCTCCGCATTCATGAAAGAGATGCGTAACTTGTACCAGAGTAAAGCTGGTGAACGAGGGATTATAAACAAACAAGCCTTAAAGAATAAGGCAGAATCTACTGGGAGAGAATACGATGGAGATTACGTCCTTAACCCCTGCGGAGAAGCTATCCTTAGAGACTCTGGAGGATTGTGCAACCTTACAGAAGTGGTTGTCAGAAGTACAGACACGTTTGCTGACCTCACTTCCAAGGCAAGAAAAGCAGCAATTATCGGTACACTACAGTCAAGTCTTACAGATTTTAAGTTTGTTCGAAAAGTTTGGCGTAAAAATCAGGAAGAGGAAAGACTCCTTGGAGTCGGCCTTACAGGGATAATGGATCATCCTGTCCTGAGTGGCAGGAACAAAGAGAACCAACAGTTAGTAGAGTGGCTCAAGCAACTAAAGGAGGTGGTACGTGAGACTAACAAGGAGATTGCAGAGAAGCTTGGTATTCCTAAGAGTACTCAGCTCACACTCATTAAGCCAAGTGGTACGGTGTCTCAGCTTGTTCAGTGTAGCTCTGGTATACATCCTCGTTATGCGCCTTATTATTTTCGTAGAGTCACGCAAGACGTTAAGGACCCGCTGACGAACTTGATGAAAGAAGAAGGGATACCTTATGTAGTACGGGGAGAGAAGGTAATATTCTCATTCCCTATTAAAGCTCCTGACAACGCAGTGGTTGCGAGGGACATGGGAGCTATCGAACAGTTGGAACTCTGGAAAGTTTATCGAGAGCACTACTGTGAAGGTAACCCTAGTCAAACAATCTACTACACCGATAAGGACTTCCTAGCAGTCCAGCAATGGGTGTACGATAACTGGGATATCATCGGAGGGTTGAGCTTCTTCCCACTGGATGATATGATTTATGACCGTGAAATTCAACCGTACTTGGAAGTTACCGAGGACGAGTACCTTGCAGCATTGGAGGAGTTCCCAGAGAAAGTTAACTGGGATCGACTACCGGAGTTCGAGGTAGAAGATAACCGTGATAACTCTCGAGAGTTTACTTGCTCTGGAGACAAATGTGAAATCTAGGAGAGGACAGAAAAGATGAAGAAGATTATGTTAGGTATGGGTTTGATTGCTGCTATGATGTTAACCTCATGTGCTAATGAGTACGATGTCATGATGGTTGAGAACCAGATGGCTGCAGAGATTGCTATCGCTGAGGCTAAGGCTCAGGCTACTATCGCACAGTCCGAGGCTATAGCCCTGACAGTAACTGAGAACATGTCAGACCTTGAGCGGTACTTTGCAAGGATGCAGATAGCTGGTCTGGTAGTTACTCCCTCAGGTATTAAGAGTGTGACCACTGGTAACGATGTACTGATCAGCCTCACTCAGGACGGTAAGACTATCGTCCGAGACATAGTAACTGGTACTGTTATCTATAAGGGTGCTAGTGTATTAGGTGAGATGGTGAGGTCAGCTGGTGGTAATACCGAGATCAACGTTGAAGGTGACGGTAACACTACCTCCGCTAATCAGGAACGTAACAAGCTGGTTAACATCGGTGAAGGTACCCAGAACTACGGGTCCGGTGGTGGTTCCGGTAGTGACGAGCTTGAGGCTACCGAGTGTGACGGTAAGGTAGAGGAAGCTCTAGCTGAACATGACATGAACAACATTAACCTTGGTGGTCTGATGCGTAGACTGTCAGCTGAGACTGGATGTGTAGTTGAGATTCAGGATGAGCAGGTAATTGTAGTTGACACTGGTAATCCTGTCAGTTCTATGAACTCCCACTATGCAGGACACAAGGACCTTGGTGGTGTAGAGGTTGAGGAACCTGCAGTTGAGTAAAGAGAAGGAAGAGGAAAGCGGATTAGCCATAAGGCTGATGATCATCGCTTGTATACTGGTTAACATCTATGGGATATTTGCAGTACTGACCGTAGATAAACTTTAACTCCAACCACGAATGCCCCCAGTATCTCATTGCGAGGTACTGGGGGTATCTTTTTTGTCGTTCTGAGAATGTATCTGAGATACAAATCTACAATAGTTTCTGGATAAAAGCAACCAAGACAGGAGAAGTTAATGCTACTAAGGCTATTGCCCCACCGATCTTGTAGATGAACTTCTTAATCTCTTCTTGGTTGTTCTCTAACTTAACGACACGATCCGTTAAAGCAGTTAGCTTCCCCACTACTGCTACTAACTCAGACTGATTCTTAGAAAGATCAATAGATATTCTCTCCAGTCTTTCCATCGTTTTCACCACATACTCGTGTGATTTACAGTGTTCTGTTTCGCAAAGCCAGTCGTTCATTGGTCTATGCTCCTTTCACAGCAACGCTGTAAATATTATGGATTGATGATAGCGTCTATTGCCTCGAAATTAGCTTGTGCAATGTCCCTGAGTTCTCGCCAACTGTTTGCTAACTTATGGTTAGTGTAGGTGGTGAGTGCCGTATCAACCACAAACTGATCGAAGATGTCGTTCAGGAGAAAACATACCTCATGCAATCCACCTTGAATACCTGGGTAGTCAGTACCATCTAACGTACCGTCAGTAATCATCTGAGATCGCATGTCCCTCAGCTTAAACTTAATTTGAACTTCTAAATCTCCTGGGTTTAAATTCTTATCTAATGCCATTTTAATTCTCCAAGTTAATATTTCTCCACAAGGGTTATCCTTGCTGCTCCATTAGTCAACAACTAAATGCCCTTCCGCTATTACATTGAACTCTATAAGACTTGACAAGTCATCTTGAATTATAATGTCAAGTGATTCATTCGGTCCTACCCTAAGAACTACACCATGTTTACTCTGCCCACCGTAAGTGAACCTTGCCTTCATCCCGTTCAGGTCTTGGGTAGGGTGAGAGCTATCATAAATAGAAGCATCAAATGCATAAACACCTATGTCGTAGTTACTCTTCCAGTTAAAGTAGTTCCTTATCTCACCATCAGTAAACCGGAGCACTATGCCATTGGTCAACCCACCATCTATATCTCCGAAGCTTGTTAGCAACGGTAATGTTTGTGAGATAACAGCGATCATGATCCTCGTAACATCAAGTTGTATACCTGAATCACCTGCCTGTATAGAGAATATCTGAGGAGTAATTGAACCATCTACTGCTAAGTTCCTTGATGTGGATAATACTGTGTCACCAGCTACGAACGGGTAGTCTATCGGTGAGTCCATCGTGATTACATTACCTGCTTTACCGATAACATCTCCCCAGTAGTACCTACCTTCATCGGAGTCACCTGAGAATATACCAAGGTAATCCCCTATCTCAATATTCGTAGCGTCTGCAACTATTATATCTTTGTTCAAACTCTCAATAGATACAGCCACCTCAGCAATGGTAGTAGGTGGGCCGTTAGCTCTACTAAAGAACAGGTCGAACGGAGGACTCGTTTGGTCCTGTACATTCACATCAATACCACCTGACCCTGGTGTATTAACTACGCCAGTGGTAGGCTTCCAAGGATCACCTTTAGTACCATCACCTTCAGACTTGAACCAACCCTCACCGTTATCGAGAGTGCTTTTAATATGATCAGTCATCTTCTTTTCTCCTGTTTCTCCAAGAAACGAAACCGCAAGACCTTACCCCTGCATACATAGCTTTAGCTCTCCACTTACTCACACCGTTCTCCAGCATAAGATCATGGAACAGTTTGTCAGCTTCTTTACGACTGACACATGCAGTCCTGTAACAGTAATCGTGGACTAGGGCAGCTGCCATCTTTGCCCCACCGTGAGGAAAAATCCAACGTAAC